CATTAGAATCTTCAAATAATTTTTTAAAATTATTACCACCCTTATCTAGCGCATTAGATGTAGAACCCATTAAACATTTTCCAATTATCTTACTACCTAATCTTAAACATGTTTTGGTAACTCTCCAATTATTTAATATATTGTTAGGCTTTACCCACTTCCCGCTTTCATCATGTACCAACAACAATAACTTCTCTCCATCATAAGAGTTGTCGTCTGTATTTTTCCAATCAATAGTTGTATCCAAACCATATAGTTCTTCATTAGCAACATCATACATATTCTTTTTAGTAATCTTAGAGGCGGGTATTCTAAAGGCTAATTCAGTTTTAGGTTTATCCATTCCATCTTGTATGGGTTTAAAAAAGAATGGCAACCTACTTGAAATAGGAACAACTTTGTCGGTAAACATTTTTTTTGCATCTGACCCTGTTTTAGAAAGTATTCCAACCCTTGAATCTTTTGCTAATGTACCCACATTAACACATTCTGATGACCCCATATAAGAAAATCCTGACCGTCTTATTTTTAAATAAGTCATTCCAAAACTTCTTTTATCAGCCCTACACGCCTCCCAAAACAAAAAGAAAATTCTATTTGCCTCTCTATAATCAGGATAACCGACATCAATACTTGTCCATTGTAGATACATATAATGAGAGCCGGTAATATAAGTGGGTTCTCCATTGTTCATAAACCAAAAGCCTTCTTCTCTTTTATCAAATTCATTTTCAATATACTCTACCCATCTTGCCTTAAACTCTTTAGGCGCATCGTTCCATTGAAATATAGATTGAATTTTAGATAAGGACTTAGGAAGAAGAGTTCTTTCCCAATATTGTTCTTTTTTATTTTTACTTCTAGCATAGGATGTTTTAGGTTCTAAAGGTAAACCTATTGTTAATCCGGCTATTTTTATAATTTCACCAACTTGTCCTGATTTAGAAATATTTACAAAGTCATACTTTTCATTATATCCATACTGCCATGTTCGTCCTCTATTTTTATTAGTTAGAACACGCTTAGGTATGTAATTGTGTAATACCTCGTAAAGTTTATTTTGAACGTCTTTCTGCAAATCCTTGTTTAGTGTCTAAATGTTTATTACTATCTAATGCCTTTAAACTCTCTTCCTCACTATCTATTCTACTAAGAATTTCAAAAGCATCAAAAATGGCTAGCTTTTTAGTGGCTGCCGCATTTTTTAATCTATCAGCCGCCAATTCGTCTTCAGGGTCAGGTTTAATTATTTCTTCACGCGCTACTTTGATTAGCTGCTTTACCGCCTTTCTGCCCGCTTCAATAATCTGTGTTTTTAGTTCTTTTGAATCCATCTTTTTTTCGATTATATTTTTTTTTATTTTTATGAACCTTATGCTGAGTGTGTTTCCAAAAATCTTTTATGTCCACCTTTTTCCATTCAAACTCTTGGCTCATAGCTTTAGTGTTATTTGATGGTCGTATACCCTATACAATAGTTCATCATCTACATAAAATTCATACTCACTTTCAGGAGTAAAACTTACCGTATCTCCATTTTTTACCCCTTGAGACTTTAAGTATTTATTGGAATATTTCATTTTTCCTAGTAAAGGTTCGTATATGGTGTTTTTAGCAATATACATATTTTGCTCCACCTTTAACGGCTTAACAAAACAATAGCGGTCATATGTTTTCCACCCACCTTTATCTTTGTATAAAAAAAATTGTTCTGAATCAATTAAAAAGATATCATCTTTAAAAAAGCTTCTGCCACTTTTTTGTCTACCATACATGTCATTATAAAACTTAAACACATTATGATGCACCAATAAAGTATCTCCTTTTTTTATAGGACCACTATATCCACGTGGAGTCTCTAAAACTACCGCCTCTCTATTTGAAAACTTGTGGTCTTCTTGTGATGAGCTAACAATAAAATCTACGCCTCCAATATTTTTAGTGTTAGTGTATCTTTTGTTATTTTTAGGTTTTACAATAAAGTCTGTTAATGATTTCATTCAAAAAAAATATTATATTCAATAGATATAGGCATTGTGTCCGTAAACTCTTTCCACAAAACTATTTCATTATCTTTTTGAATCCAAATTTTTATTGCACCATTATCATTTTTTATTAAGTGAATCTGGTGAGTTTCATTAAGAACATCTTGTCCTACAATGTAATGCATAGCACCAGACTTGTAATCCGGTCCTATAGAAATTTTTCTTATATCCATTTTATTTTATTTAAGTTATATCTATATGTTTATATCTTATTGTAGTTGTTACAGTGGCTCTCCCTGTAAAAGTAATAGGTCCAAATGCTGTCCACAGCAATCTACTCCCATTCGGAGTTATAAAAAGCTGATAATCAGTGATACCTGCGGCGTTACTTAGGCGTAATTTAACAATTTTATTAATAGAATCTTGAGGGGTGTTCACCCTTCCTATTCCTAGCTTTTCCAAATTGGTAGTATAACCTGCGCCTGCAGCTAAAGTGGTTTGAGCTAAATAAGCCCCTGTTGAATCATAAAGTTGCCCCAAAAAACTACTGTATATACCGATGGGGTCGTTAGCAATGGCGGGATTATTTGGGTCATGAACTATCTTCCATACCGCAAATCTGGGGTCTATAACAATAGTTTTTCCTGCGGGGGCCGGTGGAACTAAATCCGGATTTAACTCAGGATTAACTCCCTGAGGATAAAGCGTAAAGTTACTATCTATAACAAAAGTGTTTGTAGAAAATGACCATCCGTTTAAAAAAAATGTACTTAACTCTTGGATGTCAAAATTTTTTACAGGCTTAGTAGGGTCTATTGTGTCTGTCCCCACCATCTTGTCGCTCATGCTTAAAGGAAGACGTTTTTTAGATAAAGACTTAACCTGGACCATAACATTACTTTGCTCTTAATTAACACTATAAATTTTATACGTAGAATTTATATTTAAATTACTAGCTCCCGTCGTTGCATTGCCAGGCGCAGTAACTTTTAATCGCACTTTGCAATTTTCTAAATCCGGAAACACATCATAAGTACTGTTATTTTGAAGATACAAACCCATAGGGTTCGGGTTATTTATAGTATTAGAACCAAGATTCTGCCATGTATAAACAACGACTCCCGCACCATTTACATATTCCACAAACCATTCTACCGGGGTAGGAAAATTATAAGCAGGCGCCTCATAAGGATAGGTGCCGAAAAAAAAATCAAACAAAACAATAGCTTTACCCACCCCCGGAGCAGGAATTAAATCATAGGGATTAGCCGGTAGTTCTTGAACCGTAACCCCTCCTGGAATAACAACCTTAAGATATTGCAAATCATTAGTCACAAAATCAGACAAATCTTGGGCTGTAAAATTTTTAGTTTGATTCGGGGGAGTGTTAGTAGTGTCAGTACCCACCAACATATCACTAGCTACAGGAGGAGCTTTGATTCCATATGTGCTTATCTTAGGCATAGATTATGTTTTTACTTTAACCGTGCCGCTAGTCTGATAAAGTTGGCCCGCAACCAAACCCGCCGCCCCTGCAGTCGCATCGTCTGCATAGTCAGGCAATGTGATTATTGCGCCGGACGCACCTCCTCCTAACATTCCCACTAATTGTTGAATAGTGAAGTTTTTAGTTAAGTTATCATTATCCACATCTGTTCCTATCAATATATCTGATAAAGCAGGTGATATTACTTGAGCATACGTACTTATTTTAGCCATTTACCTTTTCTTTTTGTGTTTGGGTTATTTCTCCGGTTTCTAAATTAATTTTAGCATCTTTACCGTATTTTTGTAAAAGAACCTTCTCTTTGTTGCCAAAGTTGTCTTTCATTTCTTTTATTACATTTAGAATCATTTGCTTGCGCAGTTCATTGTCTGCTAATTCCACTTTTGCTCTATTGTAATTTTGAAGCGCTACTCTTAACTCAGACAACTCTTCTTTTTTTAATTTTTTTGCCATTATATTTAATTTTAAATTATTTTACAAATATACTAATATTTTCCTTGCCTTGATTTTGGGGACGATTTTGTTGACCCTCCTTTGCCTGCCCACAGAACTTTACAGGCCCAATATTGAGCACTTAGCTTACTTTTTTTCTCTCCACACTTATGCCTCGCTCTAAAACTTTTTCGAGCAGCAGTTGAATAATTGTGACCATAACCTTTAGCCCCAAAGTGCACCAACTTTTCTTTACCACCTTCACATGCTTTAACCATTTTCTTTTTACCCGGGCGTGTGCTAGGTCGCACCACATTGCATTTCATGTTTTTTTTATTCACCGCCATATTAATCTTTTTTATTGTGAGAACCTCCGAAGAAAAAATCAACAACCGTATTCACTTTAGCTGACATAGCTCCAAAAATTGTTGATATAAAACTTATTTCAAACTCTCCTAAGTTCATGTCTCCTGTTACAAAATATCTAAACATTATAAAGCTTAAAGCAAAATAAGCAATAGTAAAAACAGTTGCTAATATTTTTTGAATCGATGCGTCATCACTATATAGTTCACGTGCACTTTTTCTATCCTCTACTTCTAGCTCAAACATTTGTTTTTCATGTCGTTGCAATAATTGCTCTAACCGCTCTTTGGCGGCCAACCTTTCTTCATCAGTAGTAACTACTTCGTCTAAAATCTCAGAAGCATTCCCTATTAAGTTTTTAATAATTTTCTTTATCATAATGATTTGTATTTTAGGGGGTGTCTATATTTTGTTTTATTATTTTTATCTTTATACGCCACCAACACCTCTTGTCTATTGTCAGTTATCTTGTAACTTACATGTATCCAAGCAGGAGCCCCATCACGTGTTTCATCACTGTCTCCAAATTCTAAAATAAGTTGGTCAAAATCTAGTTTTAAACTTTTAATAGCTTCATAGATTTTTATATTATCCATTTGGTTCTTTTTGTAAAACTGACAGTCCACCGCCTCATATCTGCAATGCTGTGAATTGGAACTTCCCCCAATCGCTATGTTCAACTCAGGGCTTCTGTACCCTGAAGTAATTCTTATAGGGCCTATTTCTCGTCGAATAGGTTGCAACAACGCATTAGTCATCATGGTAAGTTTATGTATACCATCTGTGGTGGGTTGATTACAGATACCCAAACGAGTAGCAACACTACTTCTGGTGAGCTCCTCGAGGGTAAAGTTTTTGCTAATTCTCATAATTACATAAATTTTTGTAACACTAAAGCCTCTACTTTCTTTTTCGCTTGCTTTATGCAAAGCTGAAAGGTTAGGTCCGCCTCGTATTTGTCTACGACTTTTTTGTTGTTAAAAACAATAATAGTAGGAACAGATAAAATCTTATACTTTGAAACTAAACTTGGAACATCTTCAATGTTTATAATGTAAGTTTTAACATTTTTAAACTCACCTAAATCCACCATATTACCTTTATTCCATTCGGCATAGAACTCCACAACAACAATATCTTCATTTAACTTTTCGTTAAGCTCAACTTCACTTCCTATCGACTGCCCGAAACAACATGATGTTAAAAAAAATACAAATAATAATAAAAATCTTAATACCATTATTTTTGAATTACCTGATACAACCGCTCATCCATAACATCTATCTTTTTTTCAATCGCATCTAGTGTCTCTTTATTAGACAACACTGTCTGCCTAATTAGTTCATTTTTCATATTTATTTCATTAGCACTAGGGTATCCATCAAATTTTTCCACTTTTAATTCTATAGCACTTACTTGCCCCACAAGATTATAATATGTCCCCACTAAACCCACAATCATAACAATAAAGCTTATGATGAATTTTAAATCAGTGCTTATCTTGGTGTTCTCGCCTATTTGCGCCATTTTACTTCTCCGTTTTGAATATACACACCTTTAGGTTTACGTATATGTTGTCCATAAATATTATACATTAAACTTGACCCCTGAGACTCTTTTATTATCTCTGATATGGAAGTATTACAAGGTAACCCTGTAACACAATCAATATACTCGGTGTCTATTACTTCTACATATTCAATTAAAGTGTCTAAAACAAATATTTCTACATATTCTATAACATCTATAAACATCGTGTCTAAAACGTCGGCATATATAGTGTCAGTAATATATATATATTCTGTTTGTATTATTGTTTCATATTCTATAATAGTATCTGTTTGATAAATATACTCATACTCAACAACAGGTATTTCCACATATACAGTATCACACTCCGCACCATAAGACCCACAATCAGCTACAGTGGTGGGAGCAGCGTCTTGCTCATCGCTTCCATCTACACAATCTTCCCATCCATCATTAAGATAAAATAAATCAGGCCCGTTAGGCACACACCCATTAGGTGCATATTGTGTCCAATTATCTGGATTGTCTCCACAATAAAAACCCCCCGCCTCTGCGCATGCAATACATAATGCTTGAAAATCGTAATCTTGACTTGTTCCGAAATATGATAACAGAACTAAAAAGCTTAATAATATTTTTTTCATACTAATAGATTAAATAGTTAAACCCAAACTTTAATTCATATACAGGTATCATCCAATATCTTTGGTGTGTTCCCTCAACAAACAAACCTAAGTTTTTTGTTATACGAGAGCCTAACACTATACCCGCATCCCATTCCATCCAATCATATTCTTCTTGATTATAATCAAAAGAATAATCATCTACCCCATAATGCAAAGGTAATAAATTATACCATACGTGAATCCATAGTTTAGGAGTCCATTTATAGTATGAAACGCCTAAAACAGCACTAATTTCATTTTGAGTGCCTAATTTTTCTAATTCTTGTTCATTAAATGATGCAACTGCATCACCAAAATAATGTTTATAAAACTCATCATTAGAAGTAGCAATAACCTCTCCCCCACTTGACCAATGCCAATCACCATTAACAAATTCTCTACTATAACCGAAATCTGCTGCTAATTCTACAAATGTGCTTTGACCGGGAATCCAAAAGTCTTCAATAGGATTTACTCCATAAACAGGATGATTTCTAACAACCATTCCTAAGGTTAAATCCCATGGGCCTTTAGTAAACCTAAGTCTGTTGTCCACAGACCCATATTCTAACCCTACTCTCTCATTGTCTTTATATTGAATCTTGTGAACGGTTTTAGTACCGAGGTAACGTAACCAAAAATTTGAATTATTAAACCTTTCGCCACGATTACGTATAAAAGAATAATTAAACAAATACTCCCAACCAGGAGCGTTCCCAATAATAGTGTTGTCTGACACAGTTCTCTCAGTACCATAATACCATGTTTTTATTTTATACTCATAATCCATACGAGCCACCTTACGCAAACCGATGGTGAGATTGTAATCGTAGGGGTTAATTTTTGTTACATCTTCATAACCTCTATCTATAGCAATGTAGTTTTCTCTTTCTACCATGGACGTTCCCATACTCATAGAAGTATATATAGTAGAATACTTAAAGAATTGACCCACTGAAAATAGGGGGAATAGTAATAAGACTAATAATATTCTCATCGTCCTTGTCCTCTATATTTTTTTATATAATTATCAGCTCCCTTCTTATAAGAGGTTTTGCTCTTGGCATGCCTCTTGTGTTTGGTGGGAGATGTAGGTGTAAATGTTATTACTTTTTTTGCCATTACTAATATGATATACTAACTTTACTGCGCCGTTAAATGTTGATGCTGTTTTCCACATATTAATTCCACATACAAACGACATAATCATATGGAGCAGCAGAAGATTGGTCACTTCCCTTTCTTATTTGGATAACCTGAAAAGGTGCTTGCATATGGTCTTGGTTAGCCATAGGGCCCGCGGCAGCGATATTGGAATACTGTCCATAAGCCCAATCTACGTCATTACCCCCTGCATCGGTAAGGAAAAGAATGTCATTTTTGCTCGCCACCAGAGGTATGTATATCATACATGGGTCAGGCTCATTAATAGCAATATAAAATTTATCTCCCGGTGTCAAATTGTGGGCGGAGCCTGTTGTTATAATATTAGTGGTATAATCTACATCAGTAATAGGAAACCCCTGTCCATAGTAGGGGTTGACATTCGGGGACGCCGCTATATTATATAGTATCATCCCGACTTGAACGGAATTCATTCGAATATTTAATTTTTCAACCGGCTCTACTTGGTCAGCCGCCGGCATAACAGAAGCGGTGAGTTTTGCTGTCCGGTTTTTGGGGGATGGCAAATAAAGGTCGTTTGACCATGCATTTGCTCTAGCTACGAATGTGCTTTTTGGGTAAAATAATTGATTTGGCATAATTTATTGATTTTGATAAGGAAACAATCTATTTAAAGTGTCGCGTCTCTGACCACACCCGCAGGGTTTTTTTGTGACCTTAGAAACAGTATCTACCACCTTTTTAATACCTGTTGCCTTTGTTATTTTTTCTATTGAATCTCCTAGTCCTCGTGATTTCATTTTATTTACATTTACAGTAGTCTTCAGTACATTTTCTTTTAAACAAACACACTATCCAACATTTTATTTTTTTTAACATATACATATTATGCTTTATTTTTACAACCGAAATTATTGGCATAGTTAGCCATCTTAACAACCTTTTTAGAATATTTCTTTTTATTCTTCATAACCGAAGAGGCTGCAGAGCACGCATCGCTAAATCCATTACTCTTTGCCCACTTCGTAAAAGCTCCTTGTCGGGACTCTTTTATTTCTGGAAACTTTGCCATTACTTCTTAAATATTTTAGAGTTATTTCCTAAATGTTTTTCATATTTCATTCCGTGGTCTCCACCATAAGCATGTCCATAATCTTTTTTAGACATAGCCTTAGACTCATCACGTCTATCTTTTAAAGATTGTTTGTGTTTACCTTTGTGTTTATTACCTAAAGACTCATCTAGTCTTGCATTATAACCTTGTTTCATAGTTTTAAAAATTTTAGTATCCTGTACTTTTAGTTGTTTTTTCCATACCATAGCCGGGATTGTTTTTTACTATGCCTTCCATAGTTTTAGCAAATTCATGTGCTTGCGCTTTTCCTATTGCATTATATGGAAAGACTTTTTCTTTTACCGTCCCACTCTCAGAGCATTTATATGTGACTGTTGGCATAATTAATTATCTTTGTAGCAAAGTTAAGAAAAAAAATTTAATGAAATCAAATTACCTAAAGTATTGGAGGGTTATACGCTACTTCATAAAAGCAAAATACAAACTAACTCAAGCAGAACTAGATGTTCTACTATTTCTTCATGATGAAAAATACTTTTCAAAAGAAAAATTTGAAGAGTTTAATAACCTCTTGTCATGGGATGTAAATAGATTTGATAAGCTCTTAAGAGATAAATGGATAGAAGTATTTAGAAAACGTCAAGGCAAGTCTAAAACATTATATAGTTTGTCCTATAAGTCACAAAGAGTGCTTACTTCTATTTATAAAAAACTTAGTGGGGAAGAAATTCCTACGAGCCAATCCGCAAATCCTATGTTTGCTAAACACGTCTCGTATAGTGATAAGGTTTATAGAAATATGATATTAGAGATGAATAAATTTATAAAACAACAACGACATCTCTCTCCTGAATAATACTATATTGCTCGTTTTCTATCATCATAGTATGTCCTGACCTGCGGTCATAATAAACTATATCGTCAGTTTTAATATTATGAACCTCTGTTCCGGGAGTTATAACTTTACCTTTTTTATATCTTATATCTTGAGTGTCTCCTGCTCCTAAAAGCAGCCCTGACTTTGTCTCAATCTGTTCTTCTATCTTTGTAATAATAATATATTTACCTATTGCTTTCATTGCATGTCATATGTTCTAGCCATAGTTATAATGGCATTAGTACTTAATATTGTTACTGCTACAGATACAGCATTTTGAAGAGCATTCTTAGTTACCTTCATTGGGTCAATAACCCCTAAGGTTATAAGATTACCATACTTTTCTTTCTTTACGTCATAGCCATAGCCATTCTTTACAGTCTTTTTATATATCACATCATGCTTTAGCCCTGCATTCTCAAGGATTTGTTGCAATGGAGCACTAATTGCTTTAGATAAAATTGCGTCAGCAATTTTCGCAGAAAGATTATTAGCATTTTTTAAACATCTATCTGTTGATAATTGATGTAATGCTCTACCTGCACCTGGCAATATCCCCTCTTTCATAGCTGAACGCACTGCACATACTGCGTCATCTACCCTGTCATACAGTTCTTTTTGCTCTAAGTCTGTTTTACCACCAACATATATTACTCCTATCCCTCCGGTTAGGGATGCTATCCTTGACATAATAAACTCACGCTCTACCTTATCAGTAGAGAGTTTGTGTGCACCCCAAAGCTCTTCTACTCTTTTATCTATCTCTTCAGTCTTCTTTTCCTCTGACGAGAGAATAATTGTTGAGTCTCTTCCAACTATCACCTTGGAAGCTCTTCCCAAATCAGGGAAGTCTATTATACTCAAATCATCTCCCGTCTTTTCAGAGAAATATGTTGAGCCTGTTGATAAAGCTATATCTTGCATCAGCTCATGTTGCTTGTATCCAAAGTTTGGAGGAGGAACAACACATATCTTAAGTCCTCTCTTCATAACATTAGCCGCAAGAGTATTTAACACATTGGGTGAGCATGGCGCTATAATAAGTAATGATTTGTTTTCAGCTATTACAGGTTTTAATATGTTTTCAATATTTAACACATTAGTAATCTCTGCATCTGAAACAAAAACATAAGGGTTCTCTAAGACGCACTCATCTTTTTTATGATTATTAACAAATAAAGGATTAGAATAACCTCTATCTACTTTTACCCCCTCAGTACTCTCATAATATGTATTATGTGTTTTAGACTTTTCTACTGTCACTATTCCATTATCTCCCACCTCCTCATACACCTCAGAAATAATTGAACCTATCTCTTCGTCATTATTAGCGCTGATGGTAGCAACCTGCTTTACTTTAGATGGTGTTACAGGCTTGCTCATCTTCTTAAGCTTCTCCACGATTGCATTAGTAGAGTTAACTAACTCCCTTAACACCTCCGTTTGATTACAGTTAGGATACTTCTCCATTACCTCAATAGCACTCTTAACAATAGCCTCAGTAAGAACAATAGCTGTAGTTGTGCCGTCACCTGCTGATGTGGCTGTTCTGTCAGCAGCCTCTTTCATCATCCTTACCGCTATATTCTCAACAGGGTCCAAGAGCTGAATGGATTTAGCTACAGTCACACCGTCCTTAGTTACCGTTAAACTATGGGTATGCTCAGGAGACTCAATGATAACTGTGTTACCACGTGGTCCTAATGTTGACTTAACTGCTTTTGAAATTGTTTCTATGCCGCTTATAAGGCGTGAGCGACCTTCAGGTCCGAAGTTCAGCTCTTTGGGATTGTATCCTGTCTGATTCATTATGTATTAAATTTAATTATATGCAAATATATAAATATTTTTTAAACCAACCTAGTGTCGGTTATGTTATTTTATTAGTCACTATATTATATATATATACTTCTTCTCTTTATTAAAAAATTATTGTGAAAAATATCTATTCAAAATCGACATTTTCGACACTAACCTTGACTATCAGTTAGTTATAACTTTATTTTCGACACTAAATCGACACTATTAATGTCAATAATTGACACAATAGAAAAACTATAAACAATAATTAGACGAAATCTCTTAACATATAGTTTACATTAGAAGATTATATTTGTATTATGAGAATAGAAATATCAAAATATCTTTATGTACTGCTTATGATAATTATGTTTATCTTTGCTTTATAATGCCTGTACATAAAAAGATTATTAAAATATCTAAAGAAGAATATGAGAGACTTAATAAAGACTACTCATACCTATTTGACTTATACATGTCCGATAATATCTATTATGTAATAGGAACTACTACAGACCTTCAAGCGGCAGGAGTCACTATGCCATCTCCCTATTAAAAAGAAAAGGGAGCATATAGCTCCCTAATCCACACATCAAACAAAAGAATATATTTTATATAGTCACCGTAGGTCCGGTCATAAGACTTCTACCTTTTCGGTTGCGACCATAAACTTTTCTAGTAGAACCTGTTGTTGTTCCATTAACAATATTGTTACCTGTATTATTTTTTACAGCCAAAGGCTCAATGTTTACAGGATTAGTATCTATAGTTCTTACTTCCTCTACAGGAGGAGTAATCGGATTTACTCCCTCTAAAGGATTTTGTCCGTATATGTTTTTATCAT